ATTCAAATTCCATCATTCATGTCAATGATGGATAAGGCAGTTGGTATTGCACAGGCAGGTTTAGCACTTCTATCATGTGAAGGTAATGAGTGTGAAGTAGCACCAGATGATTGGGTAACTAATATGGGTCCTGATCCTAAGAAGGTTTTGGATTTCAATCAGACATTAAATATGGCAACCAGTCTTAGTGGTTTCAGTCCAAGTAATTTGAGTGGATTTATGAATAAGATGATACCTGGTCTTGGTGCTGCAACAGGTGCAGTATCAAAATTACAAGGATTGGGAGGAAGTCTTACATCTATGGATATGGGGGGTCTAGGTAATATGGAGTCACTTGTAGGTGCATGTAATCCTTTCCAAAAAAGATGTGGTCCTCCAAGAATAGAATTGTTTGGTGGTGGAGGTGTAGGTGCTATTGCAAATGGTGTTATCAACTCTGTTGGTAAGGTAGTTGGTGTCAATATGCAATCTTTGGGATTAGGTTTCACAGATCCACCTAAGGTACGTATTATCGATGATTGTGGAAATGGTAGTGGAGCAACAGGTGAAGCAGTTATCGAAGATGGACTTGTTACTAACATTATCATAACTGATCCTGGCGGAGGATACTTAGAACCTGATGATATTTCTGATGCTGATGGAGAAGATGTTGTGGGACAGGTTACTGGAATCAAAGTTATTAGCACAGGTGCTGGATATCAGGAAGGTGATACTATAACTGTAGAAGATACAGGTGCTGGTCCTTGTACTATAACACCAGAAATATTTGAGGGTAAGATAGTTGGAGGTTCTGCTGCTTGTGGAGTTGGTATAACTGATATTCCAAAACTTACAATCAACACAAGCACTGGTTCAGGTGCTAAAATAATACCTATAACCACGTTTACTAAGAGAGAAGAGTTTACAGGTGAGATTCCATCTAATGCAACTCTCATTAGAGTAATTGACTGCCCTAGGATTTACTAATGACCGATTCTAAACCTTTTGTACCACCAGTTGTAATACAACACCCCGAAGATGGCACGTTCTTCATAGGAAGAGAACGGGATGATAAGGTTACTCGTAAAAGAGATGTACAACTTATAGGATCTCAGAGTAATTCTATGAGATTATTTCATGATGGTGGATTTGAGTTGAAGTCCAGCGAAGACGCTGGAGGAACTTCTGGTTCGAGTATACTACAACTGGTAGATGAAGCACCTCTTCTTATAAAGAGTAAGGGTGACATAAGAATACAATGTGATGGCAAATTCTCTGTAGTTGCTAATGACATCAAGATGAAAGCAGAAGGACCAGATTCTACAGGTGGTATTTTGCTCAAATCAGAACATGATATTGAATTAGATGCTGCAAACCGTATAATGGTAAAAGGTGAGAATGTAGTAATCGATGCTAAAGATAGAATCCTATCACATTCTGAAGGATGGCAAATGTTAATTGGACAACATATCAGATTGCATGAACCAAAAACAAAATTATGCCCTGCATTCCTGAAGGAATACATAGACGAACAAACAAAAACACTTAGAACAAACTAATGGCTGGAATAAGAGACTTACATAGTGGAAAGATTTATATTGGTCCTGAAATGCCAAAGGTAGATCAGTCCAAAGAAACTTTAGATGGTGACAGTGAATTTGATGGTACGCTGGCAGCAGTCGGACCTGTATTTTTAGGTGAGCATAGTAATATTGCTATGGGTCATGTTAACATAGGAACTGGACTTGATATTCAGAAGTTTAAACCAGGTATAAAAGGTTGTGCTCTCAGTGTAGAAGGTGACGTAGATATCATAGGATCTGGTAATGGAGATAATTCACCAAACGCAGTGCGTATTGATGGTGATTTGTATGTCACAGGTGCTATTGACGGAGGAAACAAGGGTAGACTCGCTTCTAGATTTGGAACTGCTGACGCTTTAGGAAAGTCTTTTGATATAAAGCACCCTACAAAAGATGGATATCGATTGAGATATGCATGTATTGAAGGACCAGAGGTAGCAATATATCATAGAGGTAGATTGCAATCTGGTACAGAAATAAATTTACCAGATCATTGGAAAAATATGGTGTATGAAGATAGTATCACAGTGCAAATCACACCTATAGGAAAGCAAGAGGACATATATGTTTCATCATTTAATAGTGAGAAAGTTGTGTTGGAGTCTGACTCGGATATTGATTGCTTCTATATGATTGTAGGTGAGAGAAATGATATAAACCCACTAATTGTAGAGTATGAGGGTGAGACTTGGGAAGATTATCCTGATCCAAACACCAGATTAGATCCATCTGACAAAGATAGAAATATTAAAGATCCTAACTATGATACTGGTCAAAACACCAAAACTATAGTATAATAAAAGAAAAAATCATGATTGTAAGCGGAAAAGTCTCCATCGATGGGATTATAGAATTACCAGGCGATTGGCAAGGTAAAATCAAACCAGAAACAATAGTTGTACAACTGACTGCCATAGGAACAGCACAGGAACTATTTGTAAAAGAGATACAATGGGGAACTAAAGTCATCATAAGGAATGGTGGTGGAGGTGCATTGAATGCATATTACTCTGTAAGTGCAGATCCAATAGAAATACCACGAGCAGCAGTTGTTCAGCGTACCAAGACAAACAAGAAGTCTTGACAACTCTCTTTATAAATGCTACTATATGATGAGTATATCGAAAATGTATGGGCAATCTTGATTTCTCTGACGAATACATAGATGAAGTTCGCATAAATGTCGAAGGCAGAAGTTTCGAGATCTACGGATCTGATGGATCTCACCAAAAAGTTGTATGCGAGGATGTGAGTCAGTTTATGGCAGTTTTCAAGGTTACTAAGAAAGCATCTGAGATTGATGACCAACTAAAAATCGTATACGTATGAAGGTAACAAAAGTAAAATTTCCTCTATCAGATATTAAGTTTCACGAGATTCCTGTGCTTGGTTCATTCTATACCAAGAACGAGGTAGATGCTCTTATTTCTGCTGCACTTGCAGAGGCAAGACGAATTGATGAGGAGTCAATGCGTAAGCATAATCGTGATGCAACTATCATAAGTATGATACTTGGATTTACAGCACTTGCATTATTTGTTGATGGACTTTTGAGGTTACTTGGCATCATCCCACCTTTTGCAGATATTGACATAAGTATAGTTGATAGAATAGTAGAAAAGGTTGAAACTGATGTATTACCACACTTGCAGAAGATACCTCGAATCTGAGGAGTATAAATAAGTTGAAGGAATGGTGTCAGGATTTGTAGGTAATGCCACTTAGTAGACTAGAAAATTTTCTAAAGAATGTTCAGGGTAACGTAATATACGTCAACCCAGAAGAACTCGATGCGACAGATGATATCAGTAATACTGGTAACTCCAGAACTCGTCCGTTCAAAACAATTCAAAGAGCACTGATTGAATCTGCTAGATTCTCATATCAGTTAGGGAAAGATAATGATAAATTTGATAAGACAACTATCATGGTCTCGCCAGGTGTTCATTACATCGACAACAGACCAGGACTACAAATTGACACAAGTGGTAGTATAACTGATGTAAGTGGTGGTGCATCATCTATAAGTGAGTTTTCAGTTGGAAGTAACTTTGATATACAAGACACCGATAACGTATTATATAAATTCAACTCCGCAAATGGTGGAGTTATCATGCCAAGAGGTACATCCATTGTTGGACAAGACCTCAGAAAGACTAAAATAAGACCAAAATTTGTTCCTAACCCTACTGCTGATGGTATAGCACCTTCAGCAATTTTCAGAGTAACAGGATCTTGTTTCTTCTATGGATTCAGTTTCTTTGATGCAGATCCTAATGACAGGATCTATAGAGATTATACTGGAAATGTTTATACACCTAACTTTTCACATCACAAACTAACTTGCTTTGAGTATGCTGATGGACGGAATATAATACCTGGCAAAGGTAATACAGATCTCGATATGTATTATCATAAGTTGACTCTTGCTTATGGTATAAACAGTGGTAGAGCATTACCTAACTACCCATCTAACGATGACTTTGAGAAGGTAGTTGATGAAACAAGAATTGTTGGAGCAATATCACAGATAGGTGCTCTTGAGATACAAGACATATATTCTGGAACAACACCATCATCTGCTACTGCCACTAAGATAGTAACTGTAGTAACAAAAACTACTCATAACTTGGCAGTTGGAACTCCTGTACTAATTCAAGGAGTCAATGATACTGGTTATGATGGCAGTTATATTGTAAACCAAGTCATAAATGACACAAACTTTACTTATGCTGTACCAACTATACCAACATCTACAGCAACTCCATCACTAAGTGGTCTTACTCCAACAGTTAAGATTGAAAGTGATAGTATAACTTCTGCATCACCTTATATCTTCAGTTGTTCAATCAGATCAGTTTATGGTATCAATGGTCTTCATTGTGACGGATCAAAGGCAACTGGATTTAAATCTATCGTTGCTGCACAGTTTACTGGTGTATCTTTACAGAAAGATGATAATGCATTTGTAAAATATAATGCAACTACAGGAACTTGGCAAGATCAGGCAGCTCTCGGTACATCAGTATCATTACACACTGATGGAGATGCAAGACATAAACCTGAATATGAGAGTTGTCATATAAAAGCATCTAATAATGCTGTAATGCAGTTGGTATCTGTATTTGCTATTGGATATGGTAAACATTATTTGGTATCTTCTGGTGCTGATATTTCTATCACTAACTCCAACTCTAACTTTGGTCAGAGATCTTTTGTTGCTGATGGTTCTAGAGATAAAGCATTTACAAGAGATGATAAAGGATACATCACTGGTATTGTACCACCTAAGAAAAATAATGCTGCTAACATAAACGTAAACTGGGAAGCAATCGATGTAGATGTTACTGCAGGTGTTACTACAGACTCAAGATTATTCTTGCATGGATTTACAGGTAAGGATAGCGTACCTTCAAGAACTGCTAATGGTTATAATGTTGGTAACAAAACAGGAGAAGTATTATCTGTTGGTATAGGTCTTACAACTTATGCTACTACTGTTTATATGCCAGGTAATAATAGCACGATTGCTAACTGGTCTGTAGGTAAGAAAGAGTATATTGTTGGATCAAACTCTGGTATCAACTCTATTACTTCTAATACTATAACTCTAAAATCAGATCACGATTTATTAGATGGAGAGAAGATAAAAATATTTTCTAAGACTGGTAATTTACCTGATGGTCTAGAGCATAATAAAGAATACTTTACAATTTCTAGTGCTGATGACAAGATCAAGTTAGCATCAACATTTAATAATGCAATTGCTGGTACTAATATAACAGGCATCAACAATCTTGGTGGTGAACTAACGATAATATCTACTGTAGAGGGTAAGAAACCTGGCGAACCAGGTCATCCAGTACAGTATCAAGCAAATACTGGTTGGTACATCAACGTAGGTGCAGGTAATAGTTTACGTGCAGAAATAGTAGCAAATCAAGCAGATCTATCACCTAAGACTAACAATACATTTATTACAAGAAACCCAGATAATAGATTAGATCTAGACACAGTATATCGTTTGAGATTTGCAGTGCCTAACAATACTATTGCAGCTCCTCCTACTGATGGATTTGTAATTGCAGAGTCTGGTAGTGTAGTAGATGATAATAAGTATCAGAATAACAATACAAGTTTAGGATCAGTATCTGATCTAAGAACTGACAATGTAATTGTAGATGCAACATGGTCATCTAATGTTGGTATTATAACTGCACAAGCACCACATAAACTAGACGCTGGTAATACTATTGAGATACTCAGACTAAGAAGTGCTAACAACACACTCGGTGCTGAAAATTCTGGATTCAATGGTACTTTTGAGATTCTTGGTATCAATGACGTTAGAACATTTAGAATTGGTTTGAATACTAATCCTGGCGGTATAACAACCACCACTGGATTGAGTTCAAATGTAGTAGGATATATTCCATATACTAAACATGATTCAAGTATAGTTGGTTCTGGTAGAACATTTGCACCATACTTTGCTAAACGTGATGTACCAAAAGCATTACAAATTTATGGCACACAAGAAGTTCAAGAATATAAACAAAATACACAAGACGGTATATACGATTTAACTGTATTAGGATATGTTGCTCAACCTAACGTATCTCCATTCTCAACTGCAAGTAATTACTACCCACAGGATGTAAATGATTTACGTCCTAAGACAAGTAAGGACAACACTGTTGTAGATCCTGATGCTGCAGTTTCATATGCACTAAGAAGTAAACCTGGTATAGTCAAGACTAACAACCCTGAGAATAGTATATCAAAAGAATCTATTGAATCATTCTTGGATACAACCAACATTGGTATTGGTCTAAGTGCAGGTTCACATAGTGCAGGTGATCTAAAATTAGATGTAAGTCATACTCACGGATTCAATGGTGTAAAGGCAACAAACAACCTAGCAGGTGGTAATAACCTAGGGTCTAATAGTGGTAACGCTGAGTTCTACTTCAACGTAGAGACAACAGGTGGTGGTGGACAAGGATTGACAGTTGATGTTACTGTAAACGCTGCAGGTGCAGTCAGTGCATTTGAATTAAATCAACCAGGTTCAGGTTACTTAGTAGGTGGTACTGTTACTATAACAGGTATTCCTTTCTCATCTGGTTCAGGAACTGCTGCTACATTTGATATTACTGAGATTGATAATGGTGTTGGTGATATGATCCAAGTTGTAGGAATGTCAAGTGAGGCATACAACGGTCTTCATAAGATATCTGCTGTTGATAGTGCTCAAAGAATTA